ATCTGTACACAAACAGCAAAAGACGCTATCTGTTAAATATTACTGCTCGATATTGGCTACGCCTGTGGCCAGTGCCTCATATACTTAAACCCACTTCGGTGGGTTTTTTTCTAAAAGGTAAACAAATGGCAAAGGCAAAAAAGAAAAATTCAGTCGGTCGGCCAAGGTTCGAGATCACTCCAGAGGTGTTAGAAAGAACTGAAAGAGCAATGGCACAAGGCTTAACAAAAGAACAATGTGCTGGATTTTTAGGCGTTTCAGTGTCAACTTTTATGCTTTATCAGGCGAAAAATTCGGAATTTTCGGAAGCAATAAAAAGGGGAGAAGCTGGTGGTATAGAAAAAGTAACCAACGCACTCTTTGAAAATGCCACAGTAGAACGCGATAATGCAGCAATAATTTTCTATTTAAAGAACCGCGCAGGGTGGGTAGACAAGCAAGAGCATAAGGTTCAAAAAGAAACAACCGTTACGCTTGACTTAACAAGGATTGGAGTAAATGAACTCGCAGCAATTGAACGAGCTTTTGAGCAATCTCACATTGGAGCAAGTTCGAGCGGAGAAGTATCGCAGATCATTGAGGGAGTTTACGAAAGCAGCTTGGCCAACGATTGAGCCGGGTGTTAAATTTCAAAACAACTGGCACGTTGACGCAATATCAGAACACCTCCAAGCAGTTGTCGAAGGCAAAATCAAACGCCTGATTATAAACGTACCGCCACGCCATATGAAATCCATCAGCGTTGCAGTTGCACTGCCTGCATGGACTTGGACTAGAGAACCGCACAAGAAGTTCTTGTACGCCTCTTATGCCTCTTCCCTGTCGATCAGAGATAGCGTCAAAGCTAGAAGATTAATCGACAGCATATGGTACAAACGCCATTTTGAAGACAAGTTTGCCTTAACCAGTGATCAAAACCAAAAGCAAAGATTTGAAAACAACAAAACAGGATATCGCATAGCTACGTCTGTCGGAGGCGCTCTGACTGGTGACGGTGGTGATATTATCTGCATCGATGATCCGCACAATGTAGTCGATACCGATAGCTCTGCTGTTCGAGAAGGCGTTCTGGAATGGTGGGATCAGGCAATGCAAACACGGCTTAATGATCCTCGAACTGGCGCTTTTATCATTATTATGCAGCGCGTCCACGAAAACGATCTGACAGGCCATATACTGGCCAATGAGATGGGTGACGAATGGGATCACCTATGTCTGCCAGCGAGATACGAAATAGGCCACCCAACGCCTACCAGATCATCGCTTGGCTTCACAGATCCGCGCACCAAGGAAGGCGATCTTCTTTGGCCAAACAGAATAGACGAAAAAACACTTAAAAATTTAGAGCGTAGCCTTGGCACTTACGCAGCAGCAGGACAACTTCAACAACGTCCAGCGCCAAAAGGTGGCGGTATTTTGCGATCAAGCTGGTGGGTTCCTTGGGAAGAAGAGGAGTTGCCAGAAATTGAATATGTTCTGCAATCTTACGACACAGCCTTTGAATCCAAAGAAAGCTCAAGTTTTAGCGCCAGAACCACATGGGGCGTATTTAGGCACAAAGGCTATGACTGCGCGATTGTCCTTGAGGCATGGTACGATAAAGTCAGCTACCCTGACCTAAGACGCATGGCGCAAGAAGCCTATGACGAATGGGAGCCAGACGCAGTGCTGATCGAAAAGAAGGCATCAGGTCAATCTCTGCTTCAAGACTTGCGAATGGCTGGAGTGCCTGTTTTAGCGTACAGCCCAGACCGCGATAAAGAAGCTCGCGCCCATGCGTCCAGCGCACTTTTGGAAGATGGAAGGATTTTCTTCCCTTCCAACCGAAAATGGGCTAAAGACTTGATTGACATTTGTGCGGCGTTTCCAAGTCACCCGAATGACGATATTGTTGATACATGCACACAGGCATGGTTAAGATTGCGTAAAGGATGGTTTGTGGGTCACAGTGAAGACCCAGAAGAAGATGAATATTTAGAACCAAAGAGGATGACGCTGTATGGCTGAAGAAAATATTATTCCATTTGCCGAAGGCGCTCCACCTGACAATCTGATGGTCGAAGAGCTACCAGATGGTGACGTTCTGATCGGAGATCCAGACTCAGATATAGTTGAAGACGTAGAAGACACGGAGTTTGATTCAAACCTTGCAGAAGTTATTGATGACCGCGAACTTGCTAAAAAAGCCAGCGAGCTTGTTGAATATTATGAGAACGACAGGCAAGCCAGATCCGAATGGGAAGAGCGATACAAGCAAGGCTTGAAGACGCTTGATCCAGATGGCGGCATGGAAGAAAGCGAAGATGAACGCGCAACTCGCGGTTTGTCGATTGTCGTACACCCAATGATTGCAGAAGCAGCAACGCAGTTTAACGCTCGCGCCATTGCAGAGCTTTACCCTTCAGGCGGTCCAGTCAAGACCGTCATTATCGGAGATCCCAACGAAGAAGCCGAAGAGCAAGGGCGCAGAGTTCGTGAATTTATGAACTACCAGATTACACAGGAAATGCCTGAGTATTTTCCTGATCTGGATCAAATGCTTTTTCACCTTCCACTGATCGGCCATACGTTCAAGAAAGTTTGGTGGGATGCTAATATGGATCGGCAATGCAGCCAGTTTGTAAAAGCAGAAGACTTTGTGGTCGCTCCAGAAAGCAAGGATCTCTATACCAGCCCAAGATATACGCATATTATTCGTATGCCGCGAAATGATTTCAATAAGTACGTCCAGAATGGATATTACTTGCCGACATCGTATATCGGAGATGGTGCAGATCCGACTGGCGATGTTATTGGCGAGATCGAAGGCGTTGATGAATACGGAGATGATAGCGAAGACAACATAATGACGCTGCTGGAAATGCACGTCTATGACTTGTTCGATGGCATTGATGGAGAAACTGTTGACGAAGATGACGAAAATGCAGTTGCCATTCCGTATGTGATCACAGTTGACTATGATAACCAGAAGATTGTTAGCGTCAGGCGCAACTGGCGTCAGGAAGACGAAGAGAAAAAGCGCCGTGACTGGTTTGTGAGCTATAAGTTTCTGCCCGGTTTGGGCTTTTATGGCTTTGGCCTTTATCACATGATCGGTGGTCTGGGCAAAGCGGCGACTGGATCTCTTCGCGCTTTACTTGACAGCGCAGCCTTCAGCAACATGCAAGGTGGATTTAAGCTACGTGGCCGTGTGACTGGCGGTGATTTGCAAATCAATCCGGGCGAATTTGCCGATATTGACTCTACAGTTGATGACGTGAACAAGGCAATCATGCCACTGCCATTCAAAGAGCCGTCTGGCACTTTGTTTCAGTTGATGGGCTTTATTGTTGAAGCTGGCCAGAGATTTGCCAGCACAGCCGATTTAAATGTGGGCGATGTTAATCCAAATGCGCCTGTTGGATCGACAGTTGCTTTGATTGAGCAAGGATCAAAGGCGTTTAGCGCAATCCACAAAAGATTGCATTATGCACAAGGCCAAGAGTTTAAGCTTCTTGCAAAGCTGAACGCAGAAAACCTACCAGAAGAGTTTGGCTTTTCACTGGCTGGATCTGCTGAGTTTGTGTATCGCGCAGATTTTGATGATCGGATTGACATTGTTCCCGTCAGTGATCCAAACATTTTCTCAACAGCCCAGCGCATTGCACAGGCACAAGCTGTTTTGGAAATGGCACGTTCAGCGCCCCAGCTTCACGATCTTTATGAAGCCTACAAACGCATGTATGAGGCTATTCGTATTCCGAATATCGATGAGATCCTGAAGAAGCCTGAAGAAGCGCCACAGATGGACCCGATTGATGAAAACATGTCGGTCATGTATGGCAAGCCAATACGCGCCTTTCCAGAGCAAGACCATGAGGCGCACATTGCGGTTCACATGCAGTTTATGCAAGATCCATCGCTTGGCGGCAATCCAGCAGCCCAGAAGACAATGGCTCCGATATTAATTGCACATATTGCAGAGCATATTGCGTTGCTGTATCGCCAGCGCATGGAAGCCAGCGTAAATATCGAACTACCGCCACTGCCAAACTTCAAAGATCCGAAGTTCAGGTTTAATGATGTTGACCCTGAAATGGATATGCTGATTAGCCAGAGAGCAGCGCAAGTTGTACAGCAAGCGCCACAGATGAAGCAAATCGAGGCGCTCAAAGGCATGAAAGGCATGGGTCAAGGTCAAAATCCATTGCAATATGCACAACAGTTGGCCAAACTTGAGACAGACGCGCTGAAGGCTAGAACACAAGCACAGATCCAAGCTGATCAGGCCAAGGCTAAGTCCAACATTGAGATCAAGCAAGCAGAGGCCAGACAGGATCTGGAGATTGAAGCAGCAAAAGCGCAAGCTGACATGGAGGCAAAGATTAGAAAACTAGAGGCTGAGTTGCAGCTTGAACGTGAGAAAAACGCAGCAGAGTTGCAAATGGAGATGATAAAGAATGATCCCACAGTATAATCTGCCTCCGATTAACCCTGCGGCTTTTGGCGGTTTGCCACAGGGCCAAGGTGGCGCTCCTGCTACAGTCCCTATAGCTAGTGGAGCGCCACAAGGGCAACCGCCAGTAGATATGAACAAGTATTTGATTAATAAGGTTATGGAAATCAGGCAGCGTATGGGTGGCGGTCAAAATATGGGGGCGCTTGGTGCGTTAGCCAATGCAACACCAGCGCCACAGGCAAGGCAACCACAACCTCCAATGAGGGCGATGACATGATGAACAAGAGCGGATTTGGCGCTCTGTCGAGCATTGCACCAAGACAGACGAATATCATGGGTCAGCCACATATGCTGTCTTACATCAACCCTCAAGAAGAGGCGATGTTGCAGAAGATGAGGGGCGGCATACCTCCAGTGGCAGGACCGGGCGGTGTTCCTGCTTTTGCTCATGGTGGATTTCATTGGTCGCAACCTAGCACATGGGGCGGTGGCAGCGATGATAATCAAGCAGCAGACACAAGTAATGATGATGATGATGATGATGATGATTTTTCGTTAAGTCAAGTTTTTTCCGACTTCACAGATTTTGGATCTTCTTTTGTAAGTGATCTTGTATCTGGAGCAGAACAAATTGGTAGTGCAGTTGGATCTGGAATAGAAACAGTTGGTAGTGCAATTGGCGCTC